TTCAAGATCAAGAATCGAGAACTACTACTTGTGTTCTATGGATGGAACTTTGTTTCCCGTTGTTTATTTGGCACTGATCGACCTTGAAAAGCGTGTTGTGGTTCGAGACACTGATGGATCACAAACTATGGCAAATATGGCTGACGCCGGTGGCATTGATCCTGGACTTGTTGTCTTAGCAGCTCCCTCTTGTCGGTCTTTGACTTTGTGTGAGGAGTCTGCGATTGATGAATCTGTTTCCATGATTGTTCCTGCTGTTTGTGGGAATCGTCTAGAATATGAAGTTCATCAGTCTTTTCGGGCAGCAGTCAATTGCTCAAAGAGTCCCTATATTTTGAGCTCCTTCTATGCTTCTGATCGTGGTGATTCAGGTTCGCCTGTCATGATTGGTTCAAAAGTTGCTGGAGTTCATTTTGGTGGATTCGAAAGCAAGACCTCTCAGATTTTTATGTCACTTCGTGGTTTGTCTTCTTGATTGGAGAAATCAAGAGTGCTTCAGTTGAGCGGCTTGGTTCTTTGTCAATTGGAATTGAAGGTGAGAAAGATGATGGTGCTGGACTTTTGCTCTCAAGTGAGCGTGCCACTCTTGTTCCCGTTATACCTCCTCCTGTTCCTCCCAAAAGTAGGGTTGTTCAAACTCCTGCTGGTGGGTTTGGTGTTGTGAGTTCAAACGTTGTGAACGAGTGTGCCCAGTCCCCTTTGATCCCTGTTTCTCCTTCTTCTATTATGGTTCATGGAGAAGTTCCAATTGATGGGAAGTCAAACCGGAAATTTCGCCACCATCGCCGATCAAGACGTAGTGGTCAGTCCGGTGGAGCCGTCGTTTCTGGCGGTCCCAAACACGAAGCGGTTCCGAGAGGAAAGGGTCGTGGTTCCAATCGCCCAGTTCAAGAGACCATTCCTCCGTCTCCCAGTGTATAGTTTGGTTGTTCCAACTCTTACTCAGGAGAGTATTGAATGTAGTGAGAGGAAGTATCTTGAGCCTTTGAATGTGTGTTTTGATCCTCGTGGGGTTGAGTTTGCTCTTGCTTGCTTGGATCTTTGGTTTTCAAAGTGGGGCTGTGTTAGTCATTCTGTTCCTATTTGGGACACAGCTCCTGGGCATCCTTGGTGTGATCTTTGTTCTGAAAAGGATAAGGTTTATGATACCCACATGCCACTGGTGTTGGAGTATGTTCGACGTGAAGCTGCTGGCGATCCTAATCTGAGTGTGAAGTTTATGGTGTTTCCAAAGGTTGAACCTGTGGAACTTCGAAAGAAGGAGAAGCCACGAACTTGTGCTAACGCTCCATTGCATCACTATTTGTTTGGTGCTATGTTGATGGGATGGATCGCCAAGCTTTTTGATTGGACCAATTCTCCGTTGATGTTCGGTTTCGGGAAGAATGATGGTAGAGTCAACAGACTGGCTCATATTTTAGGAGATGAATGTTTTCCCGGAGATTTTTCCGGTTGGGATCGAAGTGTGTCTGATGTTGTTCGTCAACACATTGTAGATTGGAAAGTTCGGAAGTTCCATCTTCCGCCCCAGCTTGTGAAGAATTTCTATAAGCACGAATTTCAGTGTTGGTGCTTATATCCATGGGGAGAACTTGTTCGTCATTTGCATGGCGTTGCTTCTGGAAGTCCAATGACCTCTCAGGACAATTCTTTTATGAATTTGTTCTATCAGGCGTATGTTGGATGGTCTAGTGGAATGTTTAAATCTCCTTTGCAGTTTGTTGAAGCTCTCATTTTTCGTGTGCTTGGTGATGATTTTATCATTGGGTACGTTACTGAACTGGG